CTGTTTCGGATGCGCTTGATCGGCATCGCGGCTCCGCACTTGAAGCAGGCCTCGCGCCTCTGTTCCATGAAATCCGCCGGCGTGCGCTTCCACCAGTCAGGCTTTACATCCCATCCCTTCGGGCCGTCGAACAGGTCAGACATCGCCGCAGCCACCTCGCAGAAGAACGCTCCCTTGGGGTTGATGGCGGCAGACCAGCTTTCCTGCACCCAGCAGTGGTCGGTGTGGAACAGCAATGCGCGCTCATCGGTGATTTTCCCTGTGCCATTGCATCTCTGACAGAACTGTCCCTGGACCGGGAATGGATCTCCATTGCCTAATCCACCACAATCCGGGCAATCCATCATGAAATACTCTTCCGCTCCCATCAGCACGGGAGCATGCAGGATGTCGTCTCGTGAGTGATCGTTCAGCAGGATGTTTCCGAACGTACGGCAGATGACCTCGCGATATCGCTTTGCGTATTTGTCGCCACCCGGGAATGTGCTCCACAGGCCGAGACGGTCTCGGGGAATCTTCGTGAGCGCATAATCGCAAAACTCTGCGAATTTGGGATGCAATAACGGCTCGCCGCCCATGAACCCCACGAGTCCTTGAGGCATCTCGTTGACCCATCCAACCAGAGAATCGATCGCCGTCTTAAATTGCTCTTCAGTGAGGAAAAACGGCGTTTTGTGATGCCCACAAAATCGCGTACACGATGAGCAGGTCAAAACACACGCAGCGGTGATTTCGATCTGAATCGTGCTCATCTCTGCTGGAGATCTCATGATGCCTTCCCCTTCTGTTGAGCAGCACGCCGCGCTTCCGGCCATGGCTTTCCCTTTAATGGGGAGGCGTATCCAGATTGCCTTCTGCGTTCCGCCGCTAATTTGATTTTATGTTTCACTTCTGGCCGAGAGAATGGGTATGCCGAAAAATCAAGATCGAACCATCGGACAGTAGCGTGGTTCTGGTGCTTGGCGATGAGAGAAATACGGATCATTTCTCGTTGGTTCCCTCGACGCCGCGCTTGATCCGTGCGACAGTACGACGCTGAAGCCACATCAGACCTTCCTCGAAATGCGTCAGGGCGATGGCGTTTTCGCGGCACCGGAACGGCCCTTCCTGGAAGGAACGTAAGCGGTCGATCACAATCGCGATCAGAGCCTCCTGCGTGACCCCGTTGACGCCGACTTCTTTAATCGGGCCGTTCTGGAAGAATATAAGTTCGATATTCGTCTGCTCAAAATCAGTCGCAGACGGATTGTTCAGGCAGGAGAATCCCGTTATCTCGTAGCGATGGTTCGCGCCTCCTGCCCCCGGTTGATCAGTTACGGCGATCTCAAGCTGAACCGCCTGATCTCCACTGACAATGTGATCTGTGATTGCTCTCATTTCACGCCCCACTTCGCCTTGAACTCCAGGACGTCTTTTGGTTTCATGATTCCCCATCCACCCTGCTCCGGAGCTGTCGAAAGATGCGCGAGCATCCTGTTCAGTTTTTCTTCCGCCGAGATGTTGTACAGGTGGAAGAGGAAGACGTTGGCTCCCTGGCCGGTCTGAAGGTTTCGGAATCCGAGACGGCCGCAGATGTCGATCGCCGTATCGTGCTTCAGGCCGAATCGCGCGATGTTGCGCGACAGAGTGTAATCATCAATCAGGTGATGGTCTTTGAAACATCCGGATTGCGTCTCCTGATTCGACGGGAAGATGTTAGCGAGGTGGTCCTCGAGTCTTCCTTCAGGGAATCGGTAGAGATCTTCGTAGCACCAGTCAGATGAGATCGCGAACCAGTCGCAGGCGCCTATTGATCGGCCATCGCGGAGGAAGTACTTGTCCGGATAGCTCCTGATACCGGAGACGTCGCGGCCGTTGAAGAGCACCGTGTCCTTCTTCATGTGGACGGTGACGTCGAAGAACTCCGGATTGATGAGCGCATCGGCATCGAAGAATATTGCCCACTCCGCCCCATATGATTTCGCGATCTCCGCAACCTGGAACTTCTCCATCACGATGGGCCAGTCCGGATGCTTGCGTTCGGTGATCTCGACGAATTCAGCACGGATCTTGCGTGCATACGCCTGCATAAGCGGGATCGTGAGCGCTCGGATTGCTGGCTCATAGTTCCCGATATTCAGGGTAATAACGACTTTCTGGGCGATTCTCTTCGGGAGTTCCGGAGGATCGTATTCCAGGTATGCCACCGGACCCGCCATCGCAGCCTCAAACGCAGCCGCTTCGCAACCGACTCTCGTCTCAGATTGCTCCCACGTTGCGCTTTGCAGAGGCGTGGACGCTTCCAGAGTGCCTAATGGAGTGCCAGATACCTTCCCGTTATCTTGACTCATTGGCTCGTATCGTAACACAGAACGAAAACGGATGCGCAACAAATAAAACGGCGTGGTATCCGTCCTCCCCCGAGTCCGAACCCACGCCGTTTCTTACCGTGAACGATTGGAGGTTACTGCATTGCTCGGCAGTATAGCACTATTCCGGAAGTTCGCCGAAACCGGGAATGTTCGCGAGGACCGGCTGCCACTCGCCCTTTCCGTACACCTCCGGAAACTTCAGTTTGCAGTACGCGATGCCCCACTGATCTTCCATCCGCTTGCGGACTTCCGGATTCTCGATCATGTTACGCACCCCGAACAGCCTGCCTCGCTCGTAGGCGATTGCGTCGTCAAATTCCGATGCTCTCGCGACGGCTGCGTTCTCCTCTGCCGTCATCCTGCTGATCGGCATCAGAATCGGAGTGAAGCCCTCTGCCACGTCATGTTGACGAGCGAGTAATTGTTGTTCGAAGCCGCGATTTCGGAGATGCCAACGTAGTTCTGGATCATCTGGCCGATTGTCGTGTATGCCGTCGTTGAGTTGGCTTGGAATATTGTGCTGGAGTTCGCTCCGACGAGCACGTCAAACGATCCGTTGTCCGTCGCGTTGTTATTCGCGGCAGGCGTGAGCGGCAGGAACACTGGTGATCCGATGGCAGGTGTGCCGGTTGTGGCGTTGATGAAGTGCAGGTTCGCCTTGCCGGATTCCTGAATCCACCAGAACGAAGGCGTTCCATTGGACAAAGTGATGTTATTGACGTATACGCCAGCGAACAGCGTGTTGGTGTAGTTCGCGGAGTTTCCGTCTGATGTCACCATGTAGAGCGCATCGGTGGCGTAGGCGCCGATGTTGTTGCCGGTGAGTCCACCACCTGTCGGATCCCAGAAAGCGGCTCGGCCGCGGATCGGGTTCGACGTCGAGTTGTTGCGCATCGCGACGTAACGGTAGGAGCCTTCGTAGAGGTTCCCCACGTTGTTGTTCGATGCCGCATTGGCCGTCGCCGGATCGAAGATGATGCGATCACCTGGATAGTTCTGCTGGAGAGCCGATCCCTGATAGTTCGCCGGCGAACTGGTGATCGTTCCGCCGATTGTGGCGTCGTTCAGGTTCGCCGTATTGAGGAACTGGCCCTGATTCCGATAGGGTGCAAACTTGTGAAGTACAGAGGGCATCGATTTCTCCTTTAGAACGACATCCCGATCGCCTGCCCGTTGTCGCGCGGACTCGGCGTATACCAGTTGAGAGCGGCCTTGTAGAAGGCAACCACGAGATCCGCATTCTGCTGAGAGCGGATTAGCGGCGTGAAATTGTGATCGTATTCCGGATCGTTGGTCGGGCGAACTTTCCAGTCCTGCATCCGAAGCGCGAACAGCGGCTCGCCGGGATTGATCGTCTGACCTCCGCCGGTCGGGAATCCGGATACCGCAACCTGAGTTGCCGTGAGGTTCGGCATCGAGAATGTCGAGGGCTTGATGCTCGACGTCTGCGAAAGACCCGAAGGCAGGATCGTGCCGAATTTGGTGCTCGGGCAGAGTTTGTCAACGTGGTAGTAAGCCTCGAGAAGTTTAAATCCCGTGAGGCCGATACGCGCGTCCGTCTCCTGCGTGAATCTCTGCTTTGTCTCCTCACGCTGCCAGAGGTACTGGAAGAGTGCCTTGTTCGAAAGGAACGAGTCGGGTGGCTGGACGCAGTTTATATAGAGCGCCATCACCTGACCCCAGTTTGCCTGACCGGGATTGCCCGATTGATCTCCAGACCAGAGCGGCACTGAGTTCAGGGTATTGCCAACGGCTCCGTTACGGACCTGATTCCCGTAGCTGGCGTAGATGTTTCCCATCCAGCCGGGATTGATTCCGTCGTTTGTCGCCTCATCGATTCCGTCGATGAACTGAAGGCGCGACTGGGTGATGTTCGTGCCGGACTGCTGCCCGTGCTGGTAGGCATCGATGTTCACGTCTGTCGAGCATGCTTCCACCGCATTCTGGTAGTACATGTCGTAGATCGAGACAGCGGCCGCTGGGCCAGCGTTGATGACGCCGATTTGCGCGAGGTTGAAAACCAGATCTTCTTTGTAGAATCGTGGCGGGAACTGCATCGCGGCAAGGATCTGTACCTGCTGCGCCAAGACATCGGCGCCGGGAAAGTATCCGCCACCGTTCACGCGATTGAACATAAACGGTTCCTGCATGAACGTACCGCCCGAGTACGTGTCCTGCATCGCGTAATAGCGGACGAGGCGCTGCCATGCTCCGTCCACGAAGAAGTTGTCCTGAACGATGTCGCGGCGGAGATCCGCTAATGTTGAGGCGCTTAGTTGGTCAAAACTCGGATCACTCATCGGTCACCTTTCACTGAATCCTCAATTTGAGTTCGTTCTGCGTGGCTCGTTCGACGCGAGCCGATCTGCGTTCCTGCGCCGTCTTTTCCCACGGCTGCTTTGCAGCCTCAGAGGGCTTCGGAAGGAATGGACTGTTGGAGAGCCGCGGCCCCTGCATCATCGGCTGCGAGTGCAGTTGCGGGTTGTCCATGATGTACTTTTCGACGGCTTGCTTGCTCACTGCGGCGTCATGGTCGGACTGGCGCCGTGCGTCGATCTCGGCTCGCTTCGCAGGAACGTTGTACTTGCGTTCCCACAGATCCCTCATTGAGGTGGTCTGCCGTGCTGTCGCCGGGAGTGCAAGGAAGTCGTTGTAGAGAGCCTCGAAACTTTCGAGAGGCTCGCCGAACAGTCTCTGATGGGCGTTGGAGATGTCGGTGTACATCGCCATTGCCCTTCCCTGCGCAACGGCGAATTTCCCCGAGAAATCCTGAACAGCCGGATCGTTCGGATTGAATCCGCCCCGATTGCCTCGTTCCTGTTCCTCTCGGTTGTGGCGTTCGCGTTCCTGCGCTTCCAGACGCTGTTTCGCCTCATCTCCACCGAGGTATCCGTAATCCTTGGCGATGGCGTTTTCTTCGCGGAGGCGTGCGGCCTCGCGGCGTGCTTCCATCGCATCCTTTTCGGACTTCTCGATGATCGGTTGCCACTGCGACGTTTTGATCGATTCCCACTCGGCGTCACGAGCGTCTCGCGCCTGCTGGGCGGTTTCCTCGAAACTCGCTTCCAGGCTGGATCGGAATCGCGAGTCACTCAAAAGCGTCGAGATGTTCGATAGATCAGCGTCCGTATATCCCTTGCTTTTCAGAACGTCTTCAAGTTTCGGCATAATTCAACTCCTCAAACCGGCGGAGCACTCACTTCCGGCGCGGGTTGCGACTGCACGATCTTCGCCTGGGCCCGTTGCATCGCGCCTGTTATGGTTCGCATCTCTTCCGCCGCGGCGGGATACATTTGCGACAGCCTGCGTGCGCCTGAAACAACCTGCGCCACGAGCAACGCGGTCGTTTGCGCTCTCGGGTCGGGAGGATTCGCCGGCGGAGCCGGATAACTCCCTCCTGCCTGCTGTTGCGAATCGTCTCCTGGACTCGGGAGCGCTGAACCCCGCATGTTGTCGGAAGGGAACATTCACGCTTTCTTGCGTCGTCCTGTTTTTCGGGTCGGATATGGCAGATTCGGACGATCGGCGATTTTCTTTTTGCCGTCCCGCTTCTGCATTCCGCGCATTCCTGGATTCTTGTGCATGGCCGTCAGATGCGCCCCTTGCCGCCGTGACGCTTCTGCGAGTCCTTGCCGTGCATGTCGCCCTTGAGTTTGATCTTGGGCTGACCTTTTCCGCCCATCGGCTTCTTGTACGGTGACTTCACAATTGCTCCTGACCTGTTTGCAACTTCTGCTGAAGTGCGGGGCGGTTCATCGCCGCCCCTCGCTCCGGTTGACCCTTGTCGTCGGGGAGGTCATCTGATGGGCCTCGTTTCCGGCTTCAAGGGGCTGCTTACTTCTTGGAGTGCTTTTTGCCGTGCTTTTTGGAGCCACGCTTCGCCATGTCGAAATCTCCTTTCTTCGAAAAATCAACCTGCCAAAAAATCAAAAAGGCCCGAAAGACCAAAAGCGGTACGGAGGAAACCGCTTCTGATCTTTCGGGCCATCGAGTAACTCGCGCTTTTCAGCGGGAGTCTCGGGAGAATCCCGAACCAAGTCAAAACTCTTGTATCACGTAACTTTCAGCACGTCAAACAGCGCTTTCTCTCTCGCAGGTTTTGAAACTGCAACACGTTCCCTGCGAGACGTTCAAATGTATCTCTCCGGTGAATCTCTTCGTGCTGATGAGATGCCGCAGGAAACGAACCATCTCATCAGTCGTGTTGACCACGTAGTGCGTCTCGCGCTTAACGTTCGTGGTATTGCGGACGTGACAGAACAGTTGCTCTTCAATCTTGGTCGGAGCCGCTGACCGTGTATCTGTAAGATCCGACCAATTTCGAAATGCTTGAGAGTTCAGCGCCATTAGTGAGACTCACTTATCGTCGTGCGCGTTCCTCCACCCTTCTGTTCCATGTGCGGCGCCGCTTGCGCCGTTGGTGGTCTTCCGCCACTCGTTCCTTTGCCGTTCGGTTTTCCCGGTTGCCCCTGCGGCATGATGTGCTGCTCCAGACCCCACGTCTGCGCAATGACCGCTTTGCGAACTTCGAACGCAAGTTTGGTTTCCTGCTCAGACCTGAACCGCTGTTGCTCGGAGTTTCCTTCCGGCGCCTCAACGTCCGGTATCCCGGCCGCAGACATGCATGTGTAATCGCTGATCTCCATGCCACGCGCTTTCATCTGAAGCATCAACAACAACATTTCCATCTGGCGGATCTCATGCGCTGAGTGCGGGAGGATCTGGAACTTGATTTTGCCGCGAGCGAATCGAGCTCGCTGCGCACTGGTGTATTTTGATTTCGATTCCTGCGTAGCGAGTTCATCCGGCATGTGCGATTGATACAGATCTTGCGGGTTGTAATCGAAGATCTCCATCGCCATTGATTCCGGACCCACGTATGACATCACTTCGGCTGCGGTCATGTACTGCGGGATGAGCCAGCCGACCTGATTGCCCACCTTCGCGAGAGCGCGTTCCATCGAAAGCCCCATACCCTTCACGATCGGCCCCAGCGCGGAGAGAGTCTTTTCGAGCGATGCCATGTCTTTCCCGAGTGCTTTCGCTTTGCTCAGTTCCACGAGATCACGGAGTTGCATCGTGTAATCCATTTCGTCCTGTAGATGTTTGATCATTTCGAACATCTCGGGGCGAATGTGATACCACTCCAGCGGAAGAGGGAGTTTATATGGCTGATCGACTTCTGATCCGTCGTAACCGACTCGGTTGTTGTCTGTGTCGAGCGGGTCAAACGATTTCGCCTCGTTGTCCGTTACTCCGTTGATGTCGTATGCGAGTGACAGTTTGTTTTGAGCTTTGGCTCGGTCCAGAGCGCCACGCTCCAGCGCATCGACGTTCTTCTCGATGTTGAACCCATCGTGAACGAGAGAGAATCCAGTCGGGTTCCACGGTGTGCGATCAAGCGACAGATGAATCAAATCAACTTCTCCGTGCCAGTTGAAGGCCGTGTTGTCGTACATCACGCAGTGCTCGGAGGAGATGATCATTCGCCGGAACGGATAGAGCCTGCAATCATCCTCAGTCGCCTCGCGATACGCTTCCTGACCAGTCGCTGGATTCTCGAAACCAAGCGGGAGTCGATCGCCATATGCCGGGACTTCGTAATACCACGGAGTTCCCGGCTGTCCCATCGGAACCGTTTTCCCTGTGGTGTTTATCGAAGAATCGATGATCGTGGTGAATCGGATCGGGATGTAAAGATCAGAGCCCCGATTCTCATCGGTGTCTCCACGAGCCCACCAGTTGCGCATCCGGCGTTTCGGCGCGTTTTGTTCGGCAGCACCGCGGATGTCGGACGAGTACCAGAGCAGAGACTTCGTTGGTTTTAGTTGATCCTGATACAGCGGCCATCGTGAATGCGCTTCAAAGATCGGGATCTCATCCATCAGCGTAACGGCATACGCTTCCTGGTAATTTCCATTTGCCGGGATCTGGAATGGAAGCACACACGGCATGCCATACGTGAACAACTGGATTTTCCCTTTACCCATTCCGGCCATGCTGCGACGGAACACGGGACGCATGAAGCCGGCGTTTGTTGCGGCAGACCACCAGATCCAGTCTTTGATGTCCTCACCCCAGTTGCCCTCAAGGAAAAGAGCCCGGGAGGTTTTGTTGTACATCGTGGCGATCTGCTCGAATTCCTTCGAATGAAATCCCCACATCGGACGAATATTCGCGAGTCCCTCGATTGCCGTGCGAGTGTTGGTTCGAAGTCTACGGCCGCTCGCGTATGTTCTGAATCCGTCGAGGCCTGCGCTGCGCTTCGGTTCAATTCCGTTCAGGATGTCTCGTGATCGTTCCCAATCCCGAAACCCCGGCTTTGATTCGTTCCAGTACTGGCCGTCTTTGCAGATCTCATCGAGCCAGCCGAGTTTGTAACTGGAGGAGACTGGATCTCTCGCGAGTACGTCGGACTGCGGGGCTTGCCAGGAACGGTTCATGCAATGACTTGTACGGCAGATAAGATCATCGGATCGATGATGTCTTTAAATCCCTTGACTTGGCCGAGGCAAACGGGACAAAGAAAGCCGTTCAAGTCAGCCGCGGAACCATCTGCCAGCCAAACCGTTACGCGGTGACCGTTCAAACATGCGAACTGTTCTGCGCTCTCAATCACGTTGCTGCTCCGGAGTTCTCCAGAACTCTCCTGGCTGCATGGGCATCTTGTCTTCGATCTTCGTGTTCGCGTCCATCTCGCGAGCCCACAGATACCACTGGTGCTGCGTGATTGCGTTGCCGAACTTGTCGCGTTCCGGAGCCTCTCGTGCGTCGAGGTAATACCGGATTGCCTCGCGTTCGAAAGTCGATGTGGACGAAGACACCATGCGTTGATACAGGCTGTCTCGCACCGCTCTGCGCGAGGCCTCGCGAACCATCGTGTGGTTTTCCATCATGGTTTCGGTTCGGCGCCGCTCTTGATCGATGAGACGCTTTTGAAGCGCATCGACTGCGCTGAGTGTGCCGTCTGTTTCGCGCCACATCCAGCGTTCGGTTGCGTGGTTGCGATAGCGCAAATCAAAAACGCGCTTCGCCTGTTCGGGATGCCCCGCGTCGTATGCGGGGAGGATCACGTATCCGTCTTCGCGTTCGAAGTAGATGATCGGCTCAAGCGTTCCGCGAGCTCGGCCTGTTTTGTCGGAGCAAACTATAATCCCGCTCATGATAATCCGATGTATCGCTTGTCAAATTGCGCGACGTGTTCAATCGCTTCAGACCACTCTTTGAAATATTTCCACTGGTCCAACGGATTCACAGTCCACCATCCACCGTGTTTTCGGTTCTTAAACACTTTCCACTTGTGATACGTCAACGTCACGAAATCAGCGCCTTCCCAGCAACTTGAGTTCATCGAGTGTATTGTACAGCGCAGAAACCGGGAACGCGGTTCCCGCCGGCGTCGGGGTTATGTCGAGAGTCGGCCGATGAGATCGACCCTCGTAATTGCGCTTGGCTGTGCGCTCGGCCATCGGTTGCATATCGTTCACGCAGAATGCCGCCATTGCGTTTGCGAGAAGGCCTTCGTCGGTTGATTGTTCCGACGCGATGTATTTTGATTTCCCTGATGTCGTTTCGTGCTGCTCCCAATGGTCCGCTTCCCAGATCGAGTACGGACTGTTGAGCTTGTACCAGCCGTTTCGAACCCACACCACGAACGAATCCGCAAAGATCGGCGTTGACCATCCGCTCGAGAACCAACCGACTTTTCGCGAGTCACGTTTGCGCATGAATTGCGGGTCAGAATCGTACCGAGTCATCTTGTGGAACCGGCGATAACCCATTTTGTGCATCTGGATGTACGTGGTGTCTCCGACGCTTTGCATCTGCTCGATCGCAACGTATGGGTTTTTCTTTTTGACTCCGTTCGCGCCCATGTATTTCGAAAAGTAAGCGGCGATCGAGAGCACGAATGCATACGCTTCGACGTGCGATACATCGCGGCTCCGGAACTCCGCAGCCTGCACATCGATCTCTTGCGGATCTCTCCCGCGGCGTGCGACGGCAATAGCAGTTTCTCCGGACCCGATTCCGTTTCCTGTTCGCACTCCGATCGAATAGTCGTATCCCGGTTGGGGCGGATGATAGACGAAAAACTTTCCGTAATGGTCTTCGTTTCCCGCTTCGATTTCTTCCAGCCTGTCGAACGGCTCCTGCCAGATCACCGGCTGAAGTTCCCACTTGTATGTGATCTCGCGGATGCGATTGTGGAACGCAACCGGAATCACAGGTTCTGATTCATCGATCTCATCCGGATCGGGATCGAACCGCTCCTCGACCGACTGACCGACTATTGCGAACACGTCATAGCGCGTCTGTCGGCGTTCGTAAACCTCCGTGACAACTTCGCGCCCGAAGACGTTTTCGTAAGAACTCTGAAAGGCCTCGATGTCATCGCAGGGCATTTCCTGATACCAGAGTTTTTCCGATCCCTTCGCACGATGATCGAGGAACTCGCATTCCCACCACCACGCCTGCGCTCGCGTGATTTCCCAGTTCGCCCCGAGTACTCGCGATATCTCAGAATCATTGCGAATGTAATCTTCCGACCTCTGCATCATGAGGAGAGTTTCGTCAATCGGTTTCCAGTCAGTTGGAACGGGATTGAGTTTGATCCACGTCGAATTGGGGTATTGATCCGGAGCCACCGTCCACGGCAAAAACATTGCGGTGAGTTTGGAGTATTTCCCCATTGCCTTGTTCTTTTTCGCGGACCAGTATGTGTTGTAAAACCATCCAGTATTGCCTTCTGCAGTTGACTCGAGAACTCCGAACACATCGGGGTGAGGATGAACGCACTTGAACAGAGCGGCTTCGATCAGGTACGCCGGATTGTTGAAGCTCGCGACTTCGGAGAGGTGGTATTTCAGAAACGTCGAACCGCGGCCGATGCCGCTCATCTGGGCTCCGTGCTGGAAACTGATTCCGCTTCGCGTGCCGCCGAGCGCCAGCATTCCGCGATTCGATTCAACGCGCCTTGTGTACGGAACCTTCAGCCACCAGTCCATCATGTCGTAGCCGAGAAAAGTCATCTTTGACATTTCGGCTGTTTTTCCTTCATCGGCCGATGCAACGACTGCGTTCACTGAATGCCCGAAGTTCACCGCATGAACGATCAGTCCTTCCGTGACGGTCGAGATGCCGAGTTGCCGCGCCTTCGCCATTATCAACTCAATCGGCGCTCCCATCTTGTGCAGCCGCTGAATCACGTTGAAGTAAACACGTTGGCCCTGCCGGAAATCGAATCGGATCGTCGCCGTCTGAGTCTTGATCCAGTAATACCGAGTGAGCCAGTACTCCGCATCGCACATACAGAGCGCTCGTTCGTTTCGGATGAATCGGATTTCTTCGCTTGAGAGTTTCGGATCTTCGGGATTCGCGAGTGACTTCAGAAGCGAAAGTTGGTACGAAGACGAGCCGTCTCCGTTTCCCTGCGAAACGCGCCTCGCCGCTGAGTACGCATCTTGGTACTTTTCCTGAAGTCGTTCGTTGAAAGCATCGATTTCAGAGATTGAGTGATATTTCAAATCGAATCCCAATTCGCGTTGCGCGATATCAATTCGGGACTCCACGATGGATCTGGCATACACAAAAACAGCCTAACACCACTATTTTTAATGGTTTCTTTATTTAGATTTTATAAAGATAGTAGTAATAAACTTAATAGTACATTATAATACACAATATTTAAATTCTTTAATTTACCCTGTTGAACCGTGACCAACCGTGAAAAACCGTGAAAAACGGCTTCGCGCGTCGCGCGCGCGAACGAAGTCGAAGACGTATACGAAGACGTATATAACGACGTAACAACGGTGGAAAAATCCACCGGGGATTTGGTTTGTTTTATTCTCTTGATTTTCAGGATCAAAGCCGTGTATGATCTGTCTCGTGCCGAAACTGACGCAGGACGAACAGACCTGCCTCTGGGTGCGAAAGAACCGTGGCGTGTGCGCCAGTATCGCCAGATCACTTGAAGTTTCAAGCGAGTTTGTCCGGATGATTCTCTACCGGACTGATCCGAATCTGAAGTCTGCCGGATTGCGCGTTGAACGGGCGTTATTCGAAGCTGGGGCTCCATTCATGCAGGAACGTATCAGAGAATTCGACTCCGATGCCTCGTAGGCTTGTACGGGAAGGAATACTTGAAAGCCGATCAGTTAACGCGCTCTCTGAGCCGGGAGAAATACTGTACAGGCGCCTGATGTCAATCGTTGACGATTACGGTCGTTACGAAGCTGATCTGGATCTCATACGAGCCCGATGTTTTCCTCTGCAATTGGACCGATGGCCTGTAAAGAGAATCGCTCAGTACCTGCGCGAAATCAGCGCATCCCCACTGATCGAATCAGATTCACCGCTTCCAACCGTGGAAAACGGTGAAACACTGGTCACTGTCTATCTATCAGGAAATAAACTCTATCTGCAAATCAACAAGTTCGATCAGAGAATACAATCCAAAGCGAGATACCCAGAGCCTCCAACAGCAATTGCTCCTGCTTCCAAACGAAAACCGCAAGTGAATGGAACTAATGGGAATCATTCAGATCCGAACTGGATGATTGACGAATCCTTCGCTCCGTTCGCTGAACTATGCAGGCAATTCTGGCCGCGGATTCTCGACGAAGAGATCACACAGGGGCATTCCTGGTTCTGGAAAAAACTTTCCATCGAACAGCGCATACTCGCCACTAAAAACCTACGATCCCGGGTTGATGCCGGTGAAGACGGCGAGTACGTGAAGCACATGCCTGATTACCTCCGCGCCGAATGGAAGCGAGGACCAAAAGCGAAACCAAAAATTCCACAGAAGCAGCATCTCCCATCAGATACCGAATACCGAGGCGACTGACGTGAAAGAGAAAATTTTCAATCCGTTCGAATTTGGCTTGCCATGCGATCTTCCGACTGAGCGACTCGTAATCGCCAATGCAATTGCAGACTCGCAGAGATTTTCAGAACTCAGAGACATACTCTCTCCGAACGATTTTTCATCTGATCAGCACGCAATGATCTGGAATGCCTTATGCGAAATGCATGATAAGGGACAGAAGATCGACTGCATCATGCTGGCCTCATATTTACAGGCTCAGAAACTACTGGAATCAGTCGGTGGAGTCAGCGCATTGGTCGAACTTGATCGGGGAATGCCGCAACTTCCAAACCTGGACTCGTGGGTCGAAACGATCAAAAAGAAATCCGTAAAGCGCAAGGCCATCATCGAGTGCAATCGCTACATGCTGCGTCTCGCTGAATCAAACGAGGACGCTTCCGAGGTCTTCGAAGAGGCATCTGCTCGCATGTCGGAACTCAACGGAGAACTCGCTGGCGATATCGGATTCTCTACGCCGGCGGATATTATCCGCGAGTGCGGCGGAATAAACAATTATCTCGACAACCGGAGAAACTCCGGAATACAGACTCCGTGGTCAAGACTGAATCGATTCACAGGAGGATTGAGGCCGAACGAATTGATCGTTATCGCGGCGCACACTGCTCGCGGTAAAACCGCCTTCGCGTTAAACCTGGCCCACTGGACCGCATCGCGTCATTCGATACCCGTTGCGATCTTCTCTATGGAAATGGAGAAGGCCCTCATCAACGATAGATTCGTCGCTATCAATGGAAAATTCGACGGCCGCACGCTTCGCAGAATGGAACTTGATCCGTTCGCAGAATCAGAACGCAAAAGAGTGGTTCGTGAGTCTGTCCAGTACGTTTCGGAACTCCCGCTCTACATCTGCGACAGCACAACATCTACAGTCCCAGCGATCGAAGGGAAACTACGGCGCCTGATGAATCGGGTACCGATCGGAATGGTGATTGTCGATTATCTGCAACTCATGAGCGGAGTCGGGAAACCAACAACAAGAGCCGAAGAGGTCGGAGCCATAACCCGATCACTAAAACGTCTGTCTTCGATTCTGAAGATCCCGGTAATCGCGCTCTCGCAATTCAATCGGGACAGCGCACGCGATAATCGCGAACCGGAAAAATACGATCTCCGTGAATCGGGCACGATTGAGCAGGACGCCAATCTGATCCTCGCAATTCACTTCACCCGAATGTACGATGTCCTCGCCGGGATACCTACCGGAGATGTAAAACTCAAGATCCTGAAGCAGAGGAACGGGCCTGAAGGATTCATCAATTTCACGTTCCATGCCCCATCAGGAGTGTTCGCGGAGACGGAAGATAGGGAATATGCCGGAAACTAAATCGGAAGCGTGGACGCCTTGCATTTAACCGTGGACGCTTGATATGATTCCGTCAACGGAGATGGCAAACCAGCATACGAACCCGTTAACCGGGAAGATCTTCAAACAACCACGGTTCGCTCTGACAGATCTGAAACCGGACAACTGGTCCGATCCTCGCCCCTGCTGGTACTGCGGAGTTCAGGTGATTCCTAACCATCGGCGCCACTGGCAGAAACACTTCTGCTGCGAGGATCATCGGAAGGCATTCAACAAGTACGGATACATGCCGTTTGAAAAGTTAATGCTGGCGCTCCGCGAAGAGATCAGGAAAGAAGTTGCAAGACAATTGAATGGAGACAAATGAGGCGTTCTATAACCGTAATTGACGTCATCCGGAACGCAGCCGCTCGGCTGTCAAGCGCCAAAGAAAGTCGGGCTCTGGAAGTCGTTGCCGATCTGATTCAGGAAACCGAAGGAGATCTTGCGGCCAGAATTATCCCTGTAGCAGAGGATGAGTCGAGAGATCAGATCGGCCATATCTGCCCACACTGCAAGCGTGAGCCTGCCACTCTGTCCGCGCATCTCGTTCAGTTCGGCGCAATCCCGGCAATGGTGTTCTCGTGCTCGGGATGTCGCAAACTGATCAGCGTTTCAACTCTTCCGCCGCTTCCGCGGCAACCAGAAATTAACAGGGAGTCATCCCTGATACTCACACCGAGAGCGTAAAAACATGCCTACCGCAGCCCAGAAGATCCCAAACAATCCGTTGACCGGCAATGAAGTGGCCGAGCTCACCATTATCGAGAGCGATGCAGTTGTTCATGCACTCGCATCGAAGTTGCGCGAGGAACTGAAGTCGGAGTTGAGCCGCAATGCGCTCTTCTCCCGCATGTACACGCATCCTCGAGCCAAGATCGAGATCACCGTGAAATTCCACTGGTCGAACATCAGCGTGCCGGCGACTCAGATCAGTGTGAGTTCGGCAACTCGACCGGAACCATCCGCAGACGACCCAATCCATCACATCGACGGAATCCGGCGCGAGATCACCGTGGAAAACCCCAATCTCACTCGCGTCCATAACGGACTCCCGATAACGATTAACGATGTCAAGCGGCCGGAAGCGGGAGAGATGTTCGGGACTGTAACCGAGGTACAAATTCCGGTTGACGCTTCCGAATATCCGGATCCGGAAACGCCGTTCGATTCCGACATCAGCGAATCAGTAGTGAAGGAAAAGAAGATTTCGAAGGAACGGAGACTCGGCAAGAGGACCGCATGAAGACCGCTGTGTGCGGCGTGACCGACCG